TCGAACGAAACTTGAGATTAGGTCGGGATTGGTGGCAAATATCCAAAGGAAGAATATTGATATGATAATTGTGGTCAGGCAACCGGTCATATTATGCGGATTGCTTGTCAGCAGCCTTATAGACTACTAAAGCAGTAACAAGACCCATAAATAACTGGGAATCGATTAAACCCATTAAGAATCCGGCGCAAGCGGTTGCTACGGTTAAAATCATAGCGATCCGCCGGGAAGACTTAAAGATGTCTAACCCCTTAATTGTTTCTAGTGTGTTCATAATGTTTTAATTAGTTTAATAAGTTAGCCCTATCAAGAGCTAACCTATAAACCAACTAGAGTGAGAGAGCATTAGGATTAAATGGGAACGGAGTGTTCACATAAGTAGTGGTAATATCAGTTGCGTCAAGAGCAGTTGTTCCACCAGTAAAGGCGGAAGCAGAGCCATTTTGGACAATGATAAAACCAACTACAACCTCGTTAGCAGGAACGGTTGGGAACACTAAGTTAGCTCGAGCGGCGGCGGTCAGAGTTCCTGGGGTGGTCGTTAAAGTACCGGAAGCATTCATCGAAAAGACAAACAGTCCGTATTTAGAAGCAGCGATAGTGCCAACGAGAGCTGGCATATCGGCCGCAGCTTTAGACACCAAAACACCATCTATCATAGCGATAATAGTGTTTACAGACTTCGCAAGAGCTGAGCTACCAGCCTTGATAGCAAGTCCAGCGGTGTTAAGTACCATATCACAAGCGTTAATCTGTAACTTGGTAATAACATCTCTTAAGTTCTGATTGGCTGTCGCTTCGGAAACGTGAATTGATTTAGCCATAAAATTTGTTAGTTATTAAATTCCATTCTCTCGCTATCGGAAACCTTTTTGGCGGCTTCAACATAAGCGTCATTAATCTGCTTATTAGAAGCCATAATCACATCCGCTACTTGCTCAGGAACTTCTACATAAACACCTTTCTTAATCTGTAAGGTGTAGCCGTTAAGCTGGACAGTTTCAAAAGCACCTTCTGCTTCGTTCTGTTCTTTCGGAATGATTATCCTAACACGAGGTTGGCTATTTAACTTAGCCTTCATTATCTCAATCTTTGTCTGAGGTCTTTTTAAAACCTCGCCTGTTACGACTGGGGTTTTTAAGGCCTCATTTTCTGAAACTACTTTAGTTTCTTTCTCAATGGATTTTTTAGCCATACGATTAATTATTATTTAACTGGAAAAGGGGGAGGTTTTAATTCCCCCTTAAGCCATTATTAAGCAGTTACACCGTGTTCAATCTTTATCATGTTGAGCTGGTCGAGAATCTTAGTAACGAAACTCGCCTTCCAACCGATAGATGAACGCTGGTCCAACGGATCAGCAGTACCACCTGAACCAAGCTGTTTGCGGATAGTCTTCATCGCTTCACCAGAGATACGGGTAACACCATAGGCATTAGCACCGAAAATCAAAGTGGCATAGACATCTACAGCTGCGCCTACACCGGCGTTTTCGTAAACCTTAGCTTCAGTAGTTTCAATGAAGCGGACTTCATCTAACTTACCTACTTCACCTGGCATAGCACCACCCTTGATAGTGCCAGCATATTTCTCAATGGACACCCAAGCTGAATCGCCTTTCAAATCATAGGTAGCGTTCGGGTGAACGATAGCAACGTAACAAGCATCAACTGGAGAAGTACCATAACCAGAGGAAGCGTCAACCATAGAGGTAATCTTCTTCGCCTTGTTATTCTTCATTGTGCGGACTGCCTCTCTAATTTCAGCCACAGTCAACTTCATAGCGGCGGTTACTTCATCACGATCAGTCGCAGTGCTGGCATACTGAATAGTGGTAGTAGCAGAAAGGATTTCCTTCGCTAAACCATCTAAAGTCAAAGCGGCTTGTTCGGCTAGAATCTGAGTCGCTTCGGTTTCAACTGCGTCTTCGGTTTCAGTCTTCAGCTTGTCGGTCAAGGTAACATAGTCACCATAACGCAAAACGGTGGCGGTGCTGTCAGTTACAGCTAACTGAGAACCGTTAGGAGTTACACCCTCGGTTAGAGGAGTGGAAGCAGCAGACAAAGCTGAGTACTTGCGGAACTTGATAACATCAGAGTTATTCTTAGGAATATCTCGAACCTGTCCGAATTTGGTATGAAGCAAAAGCGGAGTGGCACGTTCCAGTAAAGTCCTATCATAATAGGCATTGATGTTTGGAACTTGGGTTTTTGTAGTTATTGCTACGGGCATATTATTACTTTAGCTCTTTCTCATAACATCTTCCTGATGGGCTTTAAATTCTTCAGCTGACATATCCCAAACTGATTTGCCCGAAGGTGAAGTTGTTTTGGTAGAAGGAGCAGGAGTTGAGCTACTAATGCGACTCTTAGAAGCGGAGGTGTCAATGACTGCTTTAATAATTGGATTATTAAGTGAGTCATCGTAAGACTTCCCTGAGCCTTTAGCGCTTAACTTGATTAAATTAAATAAATCATCTGAAACCTCTGGGTGAGATTTCCGCCAATCAGAGTCAGTAGAAACTTCGCTTAATTCTTTTAGCTTGGCTTCCGTTTCCTCTAATCGTTTTGAAAGTGAAGTTATAACACTTTCTTTCTTGGCTTTTTCCTGTTGTCTAATTTCAAAACCTTTACGGTTCTTATCTTTAACATCAGGTGTTTCTTCTTCTGTTTCCTCTGACTGTTCTTCAACAACCTCTTCCTCACCTTCTGTTACCTCACCCTCCTCTTCAATAACATCGGTGGTTATTTCTTCGTTTTCCATATTGTTCTCGCCTATTGGCGGTTAATATATTCTCCCTATTAAGGGGTTAATAAGTCTAATACTTTTTGGATAAACTCTCTAATGCCTTGTACTTTCTTAAAATCTTGTCCAACTTTCTCATTGAGATCATTAGCGTTTATCTTATCAAAACTGACATCTTTTAACTGCTCTTTCAGAAAATCTACAATCAATTTACCGCTGGGGTTTCTAGCAGCGACTCTCAGTCTTTCCAGTTGGCTTGTGTCATTAATATCCATACTTTAATTATAGCATACTCCCTCCGTTAGGCTCTTCTGGTTGCTCCTTCATCGGTAGATTATTAGGGGACATTGAAGGCTGTTCCTGTTGAACTGGCGCAAAAGCCTTAGGATTTATCTTAAAACCTAACTCATTAGCAATATCAGACACTAACTTGGCTCTTGCTTCAGGTTCGGTAACATACTGAACTAACTGTAAGCCATTAGAGACTCTTGCTTGCTTGTTATAGAGTTCTCCCGTTGGATTAAGACCGATATAAAGTTCTACTTCCTTGAAAAAGTCCTTTTCCAGTTGTAAAAATTGCTTAGTGTTCTTTAGTATTTCTTGCTTCTTTAATTCAACTATCTGATTAAACTGCTCTGCTGTAATAATCCCACCGCTAATTGCTATTTTAGGCATCATAGAAATTAACTGCCCTTTAGACATAGCCATGGCATATTCTTCAAGATATTCAGGGTCGCCAACTATTTCAAGCTTTTCAAGTAAGGAAGTCTTGGCAAGTAAATCAGGAATAACAAACCTCTTAAACACAGAGGAAAAGAATAGACCAAACCTCTCCCGGATATAATCATAGTATTTGCCTATCTGTTGGTTCTGAACACTAACGGCTGTCGCTGAGGTAGATGATGGCAAGGATTCGCCTGAGGCAACTTCAAATGCTTTCAAAGCTCTTTGAGCATCTTCTAGGTTAGAGTTCCATTCGTTGCTGAATAAAACAAGGTTAGGGAATTGATTATTTAATACCGCTAAATGTTCTGCGTTTATTACCTGTCCGGTCTTCACAGCAGACAATACATTCTTCGTGGCTATCTTCTGGTCGTTGGACCAGTAAACAAATTTAGAAGCCTGTTCTAATACTTCTCTAAATCTGTTCTTTAAGTTATTGGCGTTATTCTGATAAGGGATTAAAATTTGTCTAGCACCTTTCCTTAGCCAAGTACCTTCATAAGTTCCAAGATGAAACTCCTCGTAAGGTTTATACTTTGTAATTTCAAGCTCTTTAGATATCTTAATGTTCTCTGGCTTTAGTTCTTCGGCAAGTACAACAATTCCCTGTAAATCATAGTTTATGTCTTCCCATTTCTTACCTTTTTTAGCCTTAACAACAATGGTCAATGCTTCTACATATTCGTGACCATCTTCTTCTTTAACTTCATACTTATCACCAGTTAATTCACTTTGGATGTATTTTAGGTTGGCCTTTGACAACTCACCATAACGATAATAAACCTCGTAATAAGGCAAGTCATCATCTTTGCCCATATTGCCAAGGGCTACAACCTTATCAATGTTTTTCCAATCCTTCATCTTACGAAGTGTGGTCTGATTCATTATTTGCTTTTCAATAACAACTGTATCTTCAAGAGTTTTAGCGGTCTGATCTATAACATATAGGTTAGACAACAAAACAGGGGCGTAAATCTCACCAGAACTATATGAGTTATTAACCTTTCTAACCACCAGGTTTCCTAAATCGTGTCCCTCTTCCATTAAATCGTTAATCTTCTCACCGTGGTTTGTCTGTCTTAGGAAGTGTCTGAATAAAGACTTAGCTAAAAATGCCTTGCCGGCATGGTTAGGGTTATCAACTGTAACCTCAAAATGGTTAGTATCTAAATCGGTATTAACTACCCGTGTGCTAATCATTGAAGAACCTATGTCATAAAACTCTCTAGGGTCTATGCCATCTCCATAGGGCATTAAAAATCCGCTATTACGATGGGTTATAATCTCATTTAGGGTTTGGTGCTGACTAAAAGTTTTGTTGCCTAAGTTAACCGTTCCAGACTCAAAGTCTTGTATCTCCTTAAAAGTGATGTCAATAATCCTGTTAGTGGGATTTATGTATTTCATATTATTTGAACGGAGTAGGCGTGTATTCCTCTTCGTTTTGTTTCATTATGCTGTCTTGAAAATTAGCGGTCTTAGTTATGATATGCTTTCTCATTTCATAGGCTATTGCTAAAGCCATCAGTAAGTCAAAATGGTTGGTGGTATCTTCATCAGCCTTAATAACATTAAGCTCGTTCTTATCATAGACTTTCATTTCAATTAACAAGGCTCGGTCGTAAATCTTTACTAGATCATCTTCAATTGCAGATTTAAGCTCAAACAACATTCTCGGCTTGCTGGATAGGTTAGTATGCCAGCCTAATCTAACTCCCTTTGTGTCCAGCACTCTATCAATGTTTGTTTCCTTGAATATATGACTGGTCGGATATATCTCCTTTAATTTTACCAAAGTGGCATAGCCATGATTGTTTCTTTCAACTCCTACAATAGGGTTACCATATCTCTCAGCGCCGTTTCTAATCTCAAAGGCTAATAAATCAGGGCTAATAGCTGAACTCTTATAAACTGCTACAACTTCACTGGTGGTAAAGTCTAAGATGATTATAGTTGAACTATCTCTCCCTATGCCCTCGGCTACATCGCAACCTAATCCATAGTGGTGTCCTTGTCTATAATCTTTGTAGTAAATCCAGTCACCAGAAGTTCTGCCAGTAAATACTTCGTTATCAAGTTTCTTAAGGATAATATCAATCGGGAATAGCTTAAGCCCGGAACTGGCAAATGCCTCATCTGGGGTTGTGGGGTATTCTTGAGTCATTTTATCTTTTAATACTTTCCTTTGAACGAAATACCAATAAATCTGGCTATCGTTTAAGGAGTATTTAGCTTGATAATCTCTTAGTTCTTGCGGTATCTCAGTATAATCTCCTTCAAGTACACAATCATTGTCATCAGTCCAGCCATAGAAGTGGAACTTAAACTCTAAATCATTCTTTGGCTCTCTATACATAGCTTCTTGGCACATCTCATAGAAATCACCAATCTCACCTTCGGCCGTACTTTCAATATCTATCCTTCCGCTGGTTGGAACTGCTGGAATTGAGCCGGTTATAATTTCCCTTGCCTTTTCAGGATATTTGGCGCATATCTTACCGAACTCTGATATATGAAGTCTTTGAACAGTATCGGAACGGGCTGAGGTGGTAATTCTGATCGTAGAGCCGTGAGCAAAGTGTAATTCTTCTTGAGTTTCAGCGGTTAGGGTATAAAGGGATTTAAGGGGAAAGTGTTCCCAAGCTATCTTAGCTTTTTGGAATATCTTTTTAGCATCATTCTTGGTGTGGGCAATCAGGGTAAAATTGAAGTTACGATTAAAAAGAACATCATCTAAACCGTCAATTAAAGCATTGGTGGTAAATCCTCTTTGGCGTGATTTCAGGTTAATGTTTCTGCGGTGTGCCTTAGAGTTGTAATCAGCCTGGACTTCGTTTTCAGTAAAGGTAATTAACTTTCCTTGCTTATTGACAATTTTGTAAAGATGATTAATCCTCCATTTCTTCTGTGTCAGTCGGGGGTCTATTTTCACAAGCGTCTAATATACTACCTATATTTAAGTTGCCGGAGTGTTCGACTTTTTGGGTAATGCGTTTCTTCAATGCGTTATATTCTCTGATAGCGGAAACCTTTGATTTAAAATCTGCGTTCTGAGTAATAAGTAATTCTAACTGCTTATCTACAAAAGAATCGTTTAATCCTCTAGCCTCAAATAGTTCATTAATCCTATTTAAAACGTTAGGATTAGTTAATAATTCACTTGCCCTGCTTCTGGCAACATTATACCAATTCTTCTTAGTCTGGTCTGGCTCGTATGACTCGATATAACTTTGTGTGCCATTGCCAAAAAATTCCCTATCACTAGCATAAAATTGACAGAACATCTCTTGCTTCGGATTTAACTTGCCATCTGTCATATTTAAAAATTATCTTTGTAGATCTGAAAAAGAGCCGCCTCAATAGTCTGTATTGTCTGATGTTCCAGTTTCAAATCGTAGATAGCATTAATGGCTTCTATTATCTCGTGAAGTATAGTGCTTTCTTGGTTGCTCTTAGATAAGTTTTTGTTAATCAGTATCTTATTAAGTGCGGTGTCGGTGCTTCCGCTATCAGCAAGGCCGTCAACATAATCAACTGTGAAGTGATGTCCACCTATTTTAATAAGATTAGTGTTGAACATATTATATCAGCACAAATAGAGGGAATGACCCCCTAATGTGCTAACTATTACTTGGTGAAATGTTATCGCCCATAAAAGGTGTTGTCATTTCCTTCTTATACTTATAGTATAGCATACTTTAATAGACGATTATTAAATACCAATCTGATAAGCTTCTAAAAGGTCTGATTTTATAAAAAGAAGCTCCGCCTGTTCTTGGAGCATTCTGGTCGTGTCTTTAACTTCCCTAACAGGAATCTTTAATCGCTTGGCGGTTTCCTCGGTGGGGACTTTTAAAACTATCCGATAAAGAAATAGGGTTCGTTCTCGGTCTGTGAGCTGGTCTAAATGGTTTAGGTAATAGTTTTTATCCACTTTGTTTATACGCCCCCCTGGGGTGTCTTAACTATATTATAGCATACATAAAAAAGCTGTCAAATAAAAAGCCCCTTTTATTCGGGGCTTACCATAACGAAAGTTTTTCTTGCAATCCTCACAACAATGTTATCTGGTTCGGGGTGGACAAGGCTTACACGGGAGAACTGCGATAACTGTTCGGCTTGGGTATCAGTCATTGATTTGCCTATTAAAGCTACGCAAGGGATATTATCGATTAGGTAGCTAATACAAGAGAAAATATCAACGACTAAGGTTATCTCACCACTATCAAATCTATGCGGATTATACAAGGTACGCTTAAAACCTTTAGGAAAAAACCACTCATTCTTTTGGAAGTTATAAGCTACATAACCAGA